ACTGATAAGAATCTACAAGAGGTATTCACTAAGATTTATGACACCAATTATAAATAAAGAGAAGGAACGCATTAAGTATCTCTCAGAGAAGCTTGATGACGTTATCGGAGAGTGCCACAGTAAAGATGACATCATAGCATTGTCCTCTTTGTTTTTGGTATATGCTAGGAAGCTATTAGCCTTCGGAGCATCTGATGAAAAGCTTAGTGATGACTTGATTTTTTATTATATTTCTAATAAGATGTATACAAAACCAAGGACTAAACCTGATGCAAAACTTTAAAGAATTCGCTGAAGCCGCTGAGAAACAAGAGAGCATTGCTATTGAAGTTCTTGGTATGGACAGTCAGTGGAGACGAGTCGGTGGTGGTATCTTTAATAGACCCCAGTCTATTGCTCAGGCATTAGACAGCACCAAGAAACGTTACCCAAAGAATCGTGTTCGCGCTGTAGGTCAGGACACAGGTAAGTTTTATGATATGCTTCCCTAATAATTGAAAGGTAATTCGTAATGAAAAATATTAATATTAAAGCATTCTTGACAGTACTGTGTTTTTGGGTTGGTGTTGGTGCAATAATCGTAACCTTATACACCCTTCCTTCTCAAATTGGTCACATCATGGGCAGGTTTGTCGGTTTCGGTCTTTTGACGGCTGCATTTGTCCTTTATAGCACCTTAATGTATGAGCTTCTTGCTCTTACCAAATTCCGTAAAGATTAACCTATTGTAATCATTAGACATTTTAGTGCTTGACATATTTGTTATTATACGCTAGAATGGTTGTATGATTGAGACTATAGAAGTTCGTAATCCTACTCGTCCTAGTGCTCGCTCTGCGGGCATGCCGGAAACGTATAGGCTTACTGGTGAGATTATTCCCAACCCTAGATGGGCTGGTCCTGATAAAATCGCCATGATGGTTGCTGATAGATACACTCCATTGCGCATCATCCAAAAATCAAACATCATCGGTAAATTCTTTGAACCAAAGATCATAGCTCCAGTCAATCCAGTCAATAAGACTTGGAAGGTCTCTGGTTCGAAGAACAATACCTATGTAGTAACTGCTGATGCTGGTAGGTTTAGTTGTACTTGTGTTGGGTATCAGTTTAGACATGAGTGCAAACACATCAATCAGGTGAAAGCAGCATGAGTAATTATTTGCCATCAACCATATCTTGGATCAAGGAGGACTGGCGCAGTGACAAGTTTCGTTTCTGTATTGAAATACTTGCTTGGGGCATTTCTGTTGGTTGTAGTCTTACAATGGCTCTTACCGTACCCAATCCTCCACTCATTATCATCTATCCTTTTTGGATTATTGGTTGCTCTATGTATGCTTGGGCTTCTTATACTCGGCGTTCTTTCGGTATGCTGGCTAATTATATGCTGCTCGTATCTATTGATTGCGTGGGCTTATCGCGAATTGTATTGAACAATATTACAGGAAACTGAAATGGCAAAGCTGAAAACGAAGTACATGACCTTTGAAAAAAACTTCATTGGTCAAGAGTATCGACTTAAAGATTGCACTAACAGAATTGATGTGATCAATGCACTTAATTGGTACAATTATAATTACAATGTTGTAGATACTGTTAAATGGTTGTATGAATATCTTGACAATCGTAACACAACTAAAGAATATATGGCACGTGTTAAGAAACTTGATCCAGTCTATATTGGTATTACAGCATGCTCTCTTGCGCGCATGAGTAATCTTGGCTGTGACATCGGTCAGTATCATGATACTATTAAGAAGATTGTAGATAACGAACTAGGCAAGCAGGTAGAAGAACCGATTGCTCGAAGTGTAGTTGATATTGTACAAAGAAAAACAAATTATGTGATTGCGCATCTTGAATATCAAATAGATAATTTCATCAATCATGATTATGCTCTATCTGATTTCAAACCTTATGAATATTATAAGAATCAAGATATAGGCAGTGGTGTTGCTTGGGGCATCATCAAGTATTACACTCCTCTTGTTGAAGAGCTTGAAGCTGCTAGAGATGGCAGTGATGATCAATGTGTTGAAGCTTATTACAGCATTGGTAATAAAGCAGTAAAGTCATATATTGATTTCGTTTCTAAGATTGTTGAGAATGCCAAACAGTTTGTCAAGGTCAACAAGGCAGAGAACAAGGCACGTGCTCCTCGTAAGAAAAAGTACAAGTCTGAGACTCAATTAGTTAAGAACCTGAAGTATGCTGTCAGCAATGATCCTCTGAAGCTTGCTAGTATTGACCCGACACTGATCATTGGTGCTCAATCTCTATGGGTATACAATGTCAATTACAAAACTATAACTAATTTTGTGGCCAGTGGTCCTGCTGGGTTGAGTGTCAAAGGCACTACAGTTATCGGGATCGACTCAACAGCATCTATGAAGAAGACTCTCCGTAAGCCTGAAGCGAGTATAAATACTATGCTTACTTCTAGTAAGATCCAGCTGAAGAAGTTTATGGATACTCTAACCACTAAACCAACTGAAGCTAATGGCAGAATAAATATTGATACTATTCTACTGAGGGTAATTAAATGAAGAAGTTCCTATCACTATCGTTAATCGGTGCGATGATTCTATCAACTACAGCCTTTGCTCAGCCTTGGGAGAGCGACACGTATCATAGAAGCAGACATGAAACACGTCCCTTCTGTTATAATGTGGTGAGCTATCAATATGATGCTTGGGGGTATCCTCATAGAATTGTAACACGCAACTGTAACTATATGCATTATCCAGCATATCCTAACATTGTTTATAGCTACCCACCTCGCGAAGATAATTCAACCTCAAATGTTATCGGTGGAGCTATCTTGGGCTTGGGTCTCGGAGCCTTACTTTTTAAGTAATTTAGTTCACAAATAGTTGACTTTTTAACCCATTCATAGTATCATACTTCTATAAATACCTTTGGAAGATCTCATCTTCCATTGACTCTTACAAAGCTTCAAGTCAATAGATGGCTACGAAAGCGGTATTCAAGTGGATACCACAGACAGAAACAACTAATGATTTTGCATTCCTGGTAAGAGGGGGATGGACCTAGAGATCTGATTTTCGATCTTCTTAGTAGTATAATTGTCGCCTATTGGCATTATACCTCAATCATGTACTAAGAGGCGAGAACATGAGAACAACACAAAACATATACAAGTTCAACACACGATTAATACTACTTGGAATTAGCATTGGTATATTTCTGAGTTTGATAGCAGCTACTGCTGCATATCCACACTATAAAAATAATACAATCATACAAACGAATACTAAGATCATAGAAGTGCCAGTAATTAAAAAAGTTATTATTAAAGTTCCTGTGAATCTAACTCACCATGACAAGAAGCAAATTAATTGTCTTGCGGAGAATGCCTACCATGAAGCTCGCGGCGAACCAAGACGTGGTATCATTGCGGTGAATAACGTGGTACTAAATAGAACGAAGCAAGCGCGAAAGTTCGGTAAAACTGCTTGCGAAGTTATCTATAAGAAAGCTAATAACAACTGTGCGTTCTCTTGGGTGTGTGATGACGCACTAAACAATAAGAAGAATCCCGCAGTCTATCAAGCAGTGTATAAGATTTCAGAAAATGTTTATCTAGAAAATGTATCAGACGTAACAGGTGGAGCTACATACTTTCATGCCGCAACTATTACTCGCAAAGTTTGGCCACATGTCAAAAAGACTACGCGCATCGGCAACCATGTATTCTTCAGAGAAGCATAGTATATAAAGGATCATTAGTTTGGTCCTGTGGTGTAATGGTTAGCATGCGATCCTTATAAGGTCGAAGCACTAGATTGGTGCGTGGTACAGGTTCGAATCCTGTCAGGACTACCAATAAATAACAAAGAGGTATATATGTATAAGATTTATTCAAAAGATAATTGTTCGTATTGTGATGCTGCTAAGAATCTTTTAACAAACAAGAGTATCCCCTTTGTTGAAAGCAAGATAGGTGTTGACATCACTAAAGAAATGTTGTTAGAGATTGTTCCTGGTGCAAGAACAGTTCCTCAGATTTTTCTGTTGACTAGCGATGGTGAACACTATATCGGTGGGTTTAATGAGTTGGTGAATGCATTAAAGGAGAAAGATAATGTCGCTGGAACTACACACTTCCTATCTGAATAATTTGCATAATAATATTTGTTGGGTGCATTTTACAAAGAAGGATGGTACTCTGCGTGGTATGCGTTGTACGCTGCGCTCCAATCTACTTCCTACTCAAACTGATCTTGAAGAACACACTCAGCGCAAGCAAACAACAGAATCTATTGCTGTTTGGGACTTAGAAGTTAAGGGCTGGCGCTCATTCCGTACTGATAGTGTGATTGATTTTAAGGTTCTTGAAGAAACTCTATGAGTCGCTTGAGAGAAATTATTGCTAAATGGATTGTCATGAATATAGCATGGCGTATTTCCCAAAAAGCAGTTTATGTTTTATGTCTTGATGTTGCAAGACTGTACTATGAATCTATTGAAATGAAAGAGGATACTGATGAGCAACTTTGACCTAATGGAAAGAAATGAAGTAAACAAAGATTCCAAGGGTGGTACTGAACTGTTACAAGAACGTTTGTATGGTGGTGACATTCCTAGAGAATTGCTTGAGAAGGTACAGATTGTATTCTCACGCGCACGCGATCTAGACCCTGATAAGAAGAAGATCTATTACTGCCATGATCTTCCGGAAGACCCAGAGTCCTCACGTCTAAGTGATCCTATGTATCGTAAGAAGTTTGACAAATTTGTTTTTGTATCAAACTGGCAAATGGAAAAGTATAATGAAGTTCGTGGTGTAGAATATAACAGGTCTACTGTTGTTAAGAACTCTATTGTTCCTATCGATACCACTAAGCGCACCAAGAGTGATAAGATCCGTTTGATCTATCATACTACACCACATCGTGGACTACAGCTATTAGTGCCAGCCTTTATTGAATTATGCAAGAGACATGATGATATTACTCTTGATGTCTACTCATCGTTTAAGATTTATGGTTGGGAACAGCGTGACGAACAGTATCAAGAGCTGTTTGATATTTGCCGCAATCATCCAAATATTAAGTATCATGGTACAGTGTCTAATGATGAAATTAGAGAAGCTCTTCTCAGTGCTGACATCTTTGCTTATCCTAGCATCTGGAAAGAAACTTCTTGCTTGAGTCTTATTGAAGCTATGTCTGCTGGTCTGCTATGCATTCATCCCAATCTGGCAGCACTATCAGAAACTTCAATGGGTCTCACATGGATGTATCAGTGGAATGAAGATGCTAATGCTCACGCTGGTGGGTTTATGCAAGTGCTACATCAGGGCATTGAAGTTATGCGTAATCAGCGTGAAGCAATTGAGGCAGACTTAAAGCTACAGAAGATTCAAGTTGATCGTGTTCATGGCTGGAATAATAAAGCAAATGAGTGGAAGGCACTTTTAGAATCCATAACAAAATGAGAGAGGATCAGCAAGTGCAGAAAAAAGATAACGAAGAAACTTCCAAGATCATTATATTTCCTAAGATCAATAAAAGAGTTTTAGATAGTGTCGGTAGTACAGTTCAAGAATTAGAAGAAAAGGTCATAGCAAACAAAATCAAATTTGTTGATAAAACATCGTTGGAGTTAGTCGAGGATTTGTTCTTTAAGTTGTCTATGATGGGGTTTAACCTTGATGATGATATATATGAGAGAGACAATGTTCTTGTCTCTGAAGCTGTGAAGTCTGTTATGCTTAAGTCTATGGGAATACACCATGATTTACAGATTGCAGCAGAAGAGCTTATTGAGCTTGATGACGACGAGATTGAAATTGATTAAATACTTGACTTATTTGCCCAATAGGGTATAATGTATGCTGGAAACATTTAGGATTATCTAAAGTGATTATCGTCGATCTAAACCAAGTAATGATCTCTACTCTGATGATGCAGATAGGGAACCATAAGAACATCAAACTAGAAGAAGATCTCGTACGACACATGGTACTAAACTCTCTTCGCGCACATAAGGTAAAGTTCTCCGCTGAGTATGGCGAGATGGTCATTGCTTGCGATGACAAGAACTACTGGCGCAAGCAAGTGTTTCCTTATTATAAGGCTAATCGTAAGAAGGAACGTGAAGCTTCTGAGCTTGACTGGAACGCACTGTTTGAGTCACTGAATAGGATTCGTCAGGAACTCAAGGACTATTTCCCTTACAAGGTTATTCAGATTGAACATGCTGAAGCTGACGATATCATTGCTGTGTTAGTCAAGGAATACAATCATCTTGGTAAGCTTCTAATTCTATCTGGTGATAAAGACTTCGGTCAGCTACAGAAGTATCCTAATGTCACACAGTACAGCCCTGTGCTTAAGAAGTATATCAGCTGTACTAATCCTGATCTATTCCTGAAGGAACATATCCTTAAGGGTGACTCGAGTGATGGTATCCCTAACTTCTTGTCCGAGGACAATGTGTTTGTTATGGGTATCCGTCAGTCACCTGTAACCTCTAAGAGACTTGCTGGTTGGATCCTACAGGAGCCTGAGCAGTTTTGTAATGAAGCTATGCTCCGTAACTATAAGCGCAACCAGAGGCTTATTGATCTTGAGTTCGTGCCTGATGATATTAAGACACAGACACTAGAACAATACAATACGCAGATCAAGGATCGTAGCAAGCTGTTTAACTATTTCATTCAATATCAATTAAAGAACTTGATGGAACACATCAATGAATTCTGAGGAGATTATACAATGCAACTAGGTGTAGCTGAAATCTTTCAAAAGATCTCTGATGAGAAGGATGGTAAGAAGCGCAAAGAGATGCTTGCTAGCCAGATTAAGAATCAGGGTGTGATTACTATGCTTAAGTATGCATTCTGTCCCACTATTAAGTTCAATCTACCTGAAGGCAGTCCACCATTTAAGCCCTGCCAGTTTGGCGACCAGCAGTCTATGTTGTATGGTAGCCTTCGTAAGATGTATCTATTCATTGGTGAAGGCAATCCAGCTGTCACTAAGAACAAGCGTGAAATACTTTTTGTAAATATGCTAGAATCCCTTGATCCTGAGGACGCAAAGCTTCTCCTCGCGGTTAAGGACAAGAAGATGCCTTACAAGGGTATCACCAAGAAGCTTGTAACAGAAACATTTCCGGGACTAATCGAAGACAATGGGTAAGACTAATAAGACTAATAAATATAAAGATGATGACGAAGAAGAAATCGGTTATGATCCTTCTGAGTATCGTAATCGTAAGAAAGAAAAAAGAATCTCCAACGTATTAAAGAGCAAAAACATCGATGAGCTTATCAGCCTTACCGATGATGATGAAGAATTTTAACAAAGGAACCTATGA